CTGGTGCTTCTAAACTTGTGTATGTTGATACAACTATACTACCTATCTCGTTCAATCCATCAACAGGCGATTTTAATGTGGTGGATACTTTGAAAATTACACAGACACAGGTAGCAGTTGGTAAAAGCTCGGGGGCTACAACACAGGGGGATAATGCTGTCGCTTGTGGAGTTCAAGCAGGAGAAACATCACAGGGGGGTAATTCGGTCGCTTGTGGATATCAAGCAGGGCAAACATCACAGGGGAGTAATTCGGTCGCTTGTGGATTTCGGGCAGGAGAAACATCACAGGGGGCTGGTTCTGTCGCTTGTGGAAGAGAAGCAGGAGAAACAACACAGGGAGTTAATGCTGTCGCTTGTGGATATCAAGCAGGAGAAACATCACAGGGGGCTGGTTCTGTCGCTTGTGGAAGAGAAGCAGGGCAAACATCACAGGGAGTTAATGCTGTCGCTTGTGGATATCAAGCAGGAGAAACATCGCAAGGGATTAATTCGGTCGCTTGTGGGTATTTAGCAGGGCAAATATCACAGGGAGCTAATGCTGTCGCTTGTGGATATCAAGCAGGGCAAACAACACAGGGAGATTATTCGGTCGCTTGTGGGTATTTAGCAGGACAAGATACACAGAAGGATGGTGCGGTCGCTTGTGGAAATCAAGCAGGGCAAACATCACAGAGGGAAAATGCTGTCGCTTGTGGAGTTCAAGCAGGAAACAATACACAGGGGTATGCTTCTGTCGCTTGTGGATTTCAATCAGGAGAAACATCACAGGGGAGTAGGTCGGTCGCTTGTGGAAGTCAAGCAGGGCAAACAACACAGGGGGTTAATGCTGTCGCTTGTGGGTATTTCGCAGGACAAACAACACAGGGGGATAATGCTATCGCTTGTGGATTTCGGGCAGGAGGAACATCACAGGGAGCTAATGCTGTCGCTATTGGAAGACAAGCAGGACAAACAAATCAACACGCCAACTCAATAGTTATCAACGGAACAGGGGTGGCGTTAAATACTCTTGGAACAAGTAGGTTTATTGTGAAACCTATACGAAATTTTGGTGGGGAAGGTGGGTTCGTAGCCTTATTTTATAACCCTACAACAGGAGAACTTGCTTATACTTAATAAAAATATAGTTCCATATTATAATCTAATGTATAATATGGATAGTGATGGGAATGCTATATCGGTATTAGAGGAGACATTAGGAGAGAAAAGACCAGCAAGAAGTATATGGGAAAAATATATATGTTGCTGTATATATAGAGAGAAATGGAATGGACTGGCGAAGTAGAAGATATTTTAGAAAAACTCCGTATCAATTGCGTTAATTTAAGTGAGTATCACCGAAAAAGATATTATCATTTTAAAGCGTATGGTAAGTGGTTTAGATTGCCGATGATTATATTGAGTTCTATTACATCAACCGCATCAGTAGGATTACAACCACTAATGAACCAACAAGTTATATCAGGTATAACCTGCTTACTCGGTATGTGTATGGGGATAATAGGAGCATACGAACTATATTTAGGGATACAATCTAATATGGAGTTGGAATTAAAACAATCAAAAGATTTTTACACTTTGGCGATAGATGTATTTAAAGTATTATCTCTCCGTAGGGAGAACAGAGGAGAAGATGGTAAGGATTATTTAAACAAGAAATACTCTCATTATATTAAACTAACCGAAGCATCTAATTTATTAAAACGAAAATTATTAGTAGATACATTAACCACTATACCTACCGAATGTATTGATGAAACGCCGAAAGGTAGTGATGCTGGAGGCGATATAAAGTTAGGTTCATTATACCAAAAACCAAGACCATCGTCTAGTGAGGATAATTTAAAAGATATAGCAAACCATATACAGAGTGAGATGGTCAAGATTACAGAAGTGTCTGCCGACGGCTAACCTTTTTTAGAAATGTAGGGTGTAGGGTGTAGGGTCTGTTTTAGTTAGTTATATTTGAAACCACCCATCAACCCATTCTCTATAATAAAAGGTTGGAGCGACCCTACACCCTACATCCCTACACCCTTTGGTATGGCTTGTATAAGTTGTATTAAAACAGCATTAGATTTTTCCCGTGTGAGATGAATGCCGAACATTTTCAAACACTTTTTTAATCCACCGAGTGAATAGGAGCGAAAAGCAGGTGGGTCGGTTCGTCCTATCTTGGCGTAATAATCGTCAAGGAAAGGGTAAATATCCTCCTTCTTTAGTTTATCCATCAGGTCGTTATCCATCTATATAATTGGATTTTATTTTAATGATTTCTATTAAACGCCTTCTGTAATTCAACGAGATTATCAAACAGAGAGGCGTGGTTTCCCCACAGCAAGGCAGCACTGAAAAGCGAGGGCGATGGGATTAGGTTGCTAATTAATCTATTCTCGGTTTTATTTCCTAAATGCCTTGCTAAATAAGCGGCTCTTTTCTGGGTGTCTTGGTGGTCTATATAGGTTTCTCCGCCCTCTAAACCGAAATGAAATGTTTTCTTCTCTGCCCCATCTCGTATAACAATCTTGAACCTCTTGTGATGTCTTTTAGAACAAACTAATTCATCTATAATAACAGGCATGTATAATATAATATCACATTATATTATAGCAAGATGAAAAGAAAAACATTGGAAATGGTGAATGATGAAACCGCCGATTTAGTTGATGTTTTTTCCCTCAACGGCAAGGTTAGATTAATTGGGAGCAATTCACTACGAGCTATCCAGTATGGGAGCGATTACGATATATCCACCGTGTTGAAAGGCACTACAGGAGACAAGGTCGCAAAAGCAATCCAAAAAGCATACGAGACAGCAAAGAAAAACCCCGATTATTGGATTACCGACTTGAAAGCAGGACACGATGACCGCTTGATATACCGAGGGGATTATTCCAAGAAATCGGTGGAGGAATACTTGAAATCCCACAAAGACCTTATACCGAAGGCAAAAGCAAGAGCAATCCGCAAGGCGACAGGGGAGGACGAAATCAAACTCATCAGGGATTTATTCATTCTACGCTGGAAACCAGCAGATGTTAAAAAGGGCTGGGTGAAGATGATTGACGGAACACACCGCTGTTTAAAGGACGCAGTTTTAGACAAAACAATACTGAAGATTGACCTTCTGGGTCAGGTCGGTAATCAATTCGTAGAAGTGAGCGAGAACTACACCATCAAGACCCAAGATGGGTTGAATAATACCGTGAGGACTACGCCCCAAGAAATACAGGAAGACTTTGAAGAGGAAATCCAAGCCTATTCTCGCAAGGACAGTTTCAAGGCTCTCAAACGCCTCTTCTCTCTCCTACAGCACGACGGGGCAGACACTCACCAAAAAGCACTCGCTCAATTGGTGGATTTTTTTAACAGTCAGGTTGGATTTCTAAACAAGATTAGAAACGAACTCAAAATACTCGTAGCCATCTTGGAACAGGATTTTAGGAAGGTTGCTTGGAAAGATGTGGAAGAAAACCTCCAGTATATCAAAGAACAAATCTCCAATATATACCAAATCCCAATCAATTCAACTGTGTTCGCTGATATAGATGATATGACCGAGAAGAACGCCTTGCCGAGAATAACCGACTTGGTTGAGTATTTTACCGAGGTTATTAATAAACACTCACGAGGGTTTTTGGAACACATGCTTTGACTTTTTAATCTGCTACTACTGTATAATGAACTTTGAGGAAAAAGGACGATTTCTTGCCTACCTAAAGGACGACGATATTACTGACCGCAAAAAATGGGAGAAACTATTTCTCACCGACAAAGCTGACGAGGTGCGGGGCGGGGCGTTCCGTGATGTGAAGTTGAAAAACAAACCAAAGCTCCACTTTCAACCCGCTCCAGATAAAAAGATGGAGAGGAGTATTACCTACATCACTGGTGCGAGTGGGTCAGGGAAATCTTATTATACAAAGATGTATGTTGATGAATACAAGAAGCTGTATCCCAAGCGAGAGGTTTACCTCATATCTTCCATCAACGAAGATAGTTCTATTGATAAGATAAAGGGATTGAAACGGATTAAACTGGAAAAACTCCTTACGGAAGACCTATCAGCAAAGGATTTTAAAGACAGCTGTATCATTTTTGACGACACGGATTGCCTCGTGGATAAACGATTGCGAATGCGAGTCCAAGAGTTGCTGAACTCCTTGCTTGAAACAGGCAGACATTTTAATTGTGAGGTCATATATACATCGCACCTTGCTACGGACGGACATGCTACCAAGAGGATTTTGAACGAATGTAAATCTGTTGTTATCTTCCCGTCGGGGCTTGGGGGACGCAGTATTAAATACTTGCTGGATAATTATTTTGGATTGTCCGCCGACCAAATAAAAAGAATCAAGAAGTTGCCTTCTCGTTGGGTTTCTATCCAGAAAGGATACCCGATGTGCGTTATAGCAGACAAGGACGCCTTTATTTTAAACGACCCCGATGACGACGATTGATTGATTAATTATATAAATATAGCGATTGTATATACTTATATAAGATGGTGTGGGGGGTGGGTCTATTTATTTATTATTTGCTTGATAATATGCGGCTCGGTATTCGTTGATTTTATCTTTGTTGTTTGCTCGGTATTCGTTGATTTTATCTCTGTTGGCTGCTTTCCATTTGTTTTGTTGTTCGTTGATTTTATCTCTGTTGGCTGCTTGGTATTCTACCCGTTGTTCCTTTGCTTTGTCTATATTGTCTGTGCGATATTCTGCTCGGTTTCTGCTTGGGACTTGTCCGTTCATTGTGGATTGGAGTTCTTCATACCAGTATCGCTCTCGTATAGAACTTTCCAACTTTGAATTACACGGGTGGTGTTCTAATAAGACCATCGTCCAGTTATCCCAGCCACCGTGTTCCCTGATGATAGTGTATATTTTCATATTGTAGAGTTTCGTTGTTTTATTGCTTACATTACGACAGTAGTCTTTGTGTTGTGCCTTGCGTCTCGTGAAATCGGTCGTTGCTCCGTTATAAACATGTTGGACGGTTAAATCATTACACACTATTTTATAATGTAATGTTTTTTGGTAGTCTATTGGTAATCTCGGCATTTTATACTATATTGTATTATATTGTCTTTATATTAATTCACTCTATTAATAGAATGTAGTTCCCACTTGTGGGTGTGTGTCGGTATTGCTTATAGAAGTGTGGTGGCGGGGTGTAGGCTGGGTGTAGGCATGTAGGGTGTAGGGTGGCTAAAACTTTATAAATATAGAATTGGCTTTGGCTTTTTTATATATAGAAACTTGTCTTTTTGCCTACAGACCCTACACCCAGCATTATTACATACATATTAGAAACATCAAAAGAAAAACAAGACTGGTTAAGCAGTCAAATAATTATATTTTTTTTTTGTTTAAAAGTGTAGGGTAGCGTAGCCAAGGGGGAGCGACCCTACACCCTACACTAATCCACCA